AGTTGTTCTCGTATTCCTTTCAGGTTTCATCATAGGCATACGAGGGTCGTTTTCACGCAAGTAATTATTATCAACAGATTCCATTTGAGTGTTTGCTACTTCTTGATAGTGTTTGGTTCTTGCTTGCATTTTCTCCTCAGGAGCTTTACACAAAAGCAAACCACCAAAATGTACATTACCCTCAAACCTTGAGCCTATATCAGACATAATCTGTAACTCAGGATGGTCGTCAATTTTACAAGGTTGCCATCCTTCTCTAAAAGATCTGGATACATTTGTATTATCTGACTGTCCAAGAACATCTGTTCTTACCCACCTAAACACCCAACCAGGTTGGGGAGTTGGACTAGGCAAAATAGATGCCGGAACCCAATCATCAGATGGACGATAAGAATCGTTTTCTCGCGTTTCGTTTTCTCTAGGGGTGCGCTCTTCTGCCATTATTGACTCCTCATTTTATCATTTCAGCGTGTCTGGCATACTGTTCATTTGTTAACCCAAGTCGCTTAGCGAGTGCTACCTGAGTGGCGGTCATCCGTACTTTGCGCGGTTTAGCACCATTGTTCCTTGCGGAAGGTGCCACCACCGTCGAAGGCTGATTGGTCGTCACGGTTGCGTCACCGCCATCTGTGTCGCCTTTATCCGACCAACCAAAATCTGGATGAGTTTTCCTCATCCCTTGATCTATGTAATCAAAATATTCTTTTGTATTTACACCGATCCCAAGATCTATAGCTTCTTCGTGAAACCCATAGGCGGTTGCAGTCATAACCTTTTGGTCTGGAGCCATAAACCATGTATTTTTATCACCCCACTCTTTAGCTTCTGGAGTTAGCTGAATCTGGGGTTCCTGAGAGGCAGCATTTTGAGCGGCCTGCAATGCAACATCCTGTTGATAGGGCTGTTGCTGTAGGTTCTGATTTCTGGTTAAATTGTTTTCATATTTATGAATATCATTTAACTCAGTTTGAGCTTTGAGCATTTGACTTTGAGTTTCAACAACGCCATCAGTGTCGCCTTCCTCATAAGCTTTTCTGTAATCATTTTTTGATTTTTCAAGAAAAGCTGTTGCTCTTTGTTTTATTTGCTCAACTAAAGCACTTTCGCCTCTAGATATTAAAGATTCCTGTTCCTGAACTCTGCTTGATAATTGCTGGGCAATTTTTATCGCCTCATCACGAGTTCTTTGGGCTTCTTCTTTTCTTCGACGTTCTTCGTGAAAATCGTACTTTAAACCTTTTAATCTTTTCTGAACATTGCCGTCATACTGGCTAAGCTCTTCATCAGATAAATCTGTAGGCTCATTAGTCCTTGGAGGTCTTCTGTCCTCTTTCGGTCTATCATCAACAATTTCAAACTCATACTCTGATGACTCAGGTTCTGGGTTTGTTTTTTGCTTTTTTTCAAAGGTCGTTTTAACGCCAAAAAATTTATCTTCGGCGCTAGAAGGATCTTCAACTTGCTCGGTTTCTGCAATTAATTGATTTTCACTCATGCTTTTACAATCCCCCTTGGGTCTTCTACAACAGCTTCAACGCTATCATCATTGATAAACCGAAACTCTTGATTATGAACCTTGAACCTTGTTCCAGAGTAAGATCTCATGATGATCCAATCTCCTTCCTTGCAGTAAGGCCCACTAGGGAATCGTTGAGGATCTTTATAACAGTCAGGCCCTACCTTGAGAACCATACCTATTATTGATCCTATCTCTTCATCCTGTAATGTTTTATTTGCCTTCAGGATGCCGCCTTCAAATTCCTTATCAGGCTCTGGCAATGCAATCAATATTTTATATCCTGTCGGATCTGGGAGTTGATTGGCAGTTCGAGTCTTATCTGACTCGGTTTCTATTTGAGCAACCTTGCTCATACCTTCTCCTTGCATTGGGTAAACGCCCAAAGTCGTTGCATCAGATTAGCGTCTGAAGTCGCTGCACTAGGAAAACGCCTAGAGTCGTTATTGGGCCTGCTCGTAACGGGCCTTTGCATCCAGGATTTCACGCTCAGCTTCGCGTAAGCCCTGTATGATTCCGCAGCATTTAGAGTAGTCTGCAAAGTCCTTGCATGAGCCTGCACTTAGGTGATCGGCTACACTCTCTATCTGCTCTTTAATATTTGATCGTAAATAATCAAATATGTCCAGTTCTTTTATTTGTCATCTCCCATCGTCTGTTTGGCTATTTCAATGCCAAGCTTAACGCCTTCAATCTGTTCTTCTGAGGCAATCTTTGCGGATTCTAGCTCTTCTTTGCTATTGGTTTCAGCTATTTTTGCACCAATTTCCGCAGTTTTTATCCTTCCATCCTGTTCAAGCTTCTGCATATCTAGCTGTATTTTAGCCATATCAGCTTGGGCTTTTCTTTGAACGTCCTGCTCTTTGATCTTAAGCTCTTGCATCTGCATTTGAATAACAGGATCTTTTAACTGCTCCTCTGCCTGCTTCATTTGCTGTTCTTTCTGAGACTTGCCAGACAACTGTGCCGCCGCTGGGGCAACAAGTCTTGATATTCTGAACTCAATATCCTCAGGAAGGCTTTCTTCTGGGGTCGGAAGCTCAACGCCAAGCTCTTTTTCAATCTCAAGCCTGTACTGGAACGCCAAATGCTCTTGAACGTGTGCGGCCATCTCTGCTATTGCCTTTTGTGCGTTGGGACTCTTGCCCATAATCTCCATAACTTGGGGATCTTTGGTTAATGCCATGTGAGTTTGTATGTGGGCCTCGTGATCTTGATAGATAAACGCCTTAACTGGCTTACCGTTGATGATATCCATGTTTTCACTAACAGGATCGGTAGGCTTCATGTCTTTTTCGGTGGGTACTATCTGATCTGCGTCCTGAATGCCCAAAACATCCAGCATTTGACGGTGTAATAGCGGCATATCGTACATTTCTGGAGCCTGTGCAGCCAATTGAAGGGCCGCTTGGTACTGCATAATGCGCTGAGACATGGTTCCAGCGTTAGGATCGCTAACTGGGATGATATCTACGCGATCATCAAAGTCTTCAGAGACGATTGGGTCTTTATCTTCCAGATATGGGTACTGTTTTGGCCCAAAGTCCCTTACACAGTGACTTAAAAGGCGTAATTCTATCCTCATAGAGGCGTGTAAACGGGCCTGAATGGCGCTCATTACCTTCATAGAGCGTTCTAGTATCGCCAAAGTCGTGCCAACTGGCGCTTCAGCGTTCATATCTGCCGCTTTTACGTCAGCAGCAGAGGCAAATCTGCGTCCTTCTTCTACAATATCGCCTAACAACTGATATAAAACATTGCTTGGCTCTTTGTATGGAAGAAAACTGATGTTATCCCTGATTGCACCACTGGGAACGTCTACATCTCTGAACTCCCCAGGCATAATCGGGGTGTCATCGCCCTTGATTCTTAGCCCTCTGGCCTTTAATCCACCAGGTAAATTGGATAATGTGCCTGCATCAACCAACTGACGAAGCAATGAGGTCGCTGATTTGGCCAGACCACCTATCATGTGGATCAAGCCAAACCCATAAAACCCTAATCCAGGGATATACTGGTAGTGAACGAAGTGTTCTCTCTTCGCTTTTAAGGGATCACCCTCGTACCAGTTGCGTCTAATCGATAAAATCTCACGAGAACCTTGATCAATAGAGACTACATAAGGCAATTGAATGCCTGTAGGCTCACCTTTGTCTGAATCTTCAAAGCCAACAAGATCCAAATTAACGTGCATCTCAAGGATCGTGTGCCTTGAGTCGTATTCATAGCTGGTGTTGTCGCCAGTTAGGGTATTGTATTTTTCTTCTACCCGATCAATATCAGGTGAAGCTGTCTGTATTTCTATGTCTTTGTAAAAACCCGACACCTGAAGCTTCCTGACATCGTTAGGGCTGCGTTTCATGATGTGGGTGGATCTTTCACAGGTACTAAGATCAGAGGCCCCATAGCTCACTACAAAGTCTTCTGAGGGCACAAACATACTACACGGTCTTTCCATGTTGGGATC